TAGTGGTAAGTGGATGGAAGTATTCAATGTTGATTATAACAAACTAAGTATCAACGTTGGTAAATCTCCATTAAGAAAGTTCACACCTACACATGCTGATTATAATCCTACAACTGGATTCATGACACTTACAATAGGTCGTCATAATTTAAGAAGAGGAACTGCAGTTAAGATAGCAACAAACTCAATAACATTCAGATGTGCTCAAGACGATTATGCTACAGACCATTCATATCCTAGAACTACTGATCCTAACTATAACACTGCAGTCACAATCACTGATGTCACTGATGACACAATTACTGTTCAGACTTTAGCAAGCACACCTTCTACAAATACATCTAATCATATATTTGTTTCTGCTACTGCTGACGCAATTACAACAGGTGGTAATTACTCACATACATTTGTATCTGCATCAAGTAATGGAGTTCAAAGAGCACTTGTTCAAACTGGCGGTAATTATACACATAAGTTTGCATCTGGACTTGCTAATGGTGTATCTACAGGTGGTAATTATACACATACGTTTGTTTCTGCTACAACCAATGGAATTGATGTTGCAGGTGATTCTGTAATTATTTCAGATAACTCTCTAACATTTACATGTACTAAAGATGGTAATGCTACAACTCACACATATCCAAGATCCACTGATCCTGCATCTGCACAAGTTCTACCACTAACAGCACATGATGCAAATACATTTACAATAAATGTTGGTGCATCTAAGGCAGATGATCAATACACACATACATGGACTGCATCTGCAACAAATGCTGTCACTAAGGTATTTTATTCATTGTCAGATTGTTCTGATGTTATCACTACTCAAAATAACTTAGTCACAATATTAACTGATACATTAAACAATGCTATAATAGCATCTCCTACAGATCATCTTGCTACAGTGACCTCTGTATCACCTGCTGCTGAATTTATTGGTGGTAGAGTAAATGGATTTAAAGAAGTACCATTCCCAGTATCATATCACGATGGAACTTCTGACATTATATACACAAATCAAATTGATATTGATGGACAATACAGATATAGAGATGCTGCATATCTAATTCGACAGAATGCTAGTGTTATCGTTGATAAAGCAACTTATGATATGCTACAACGTTATCCTGATCTAGTACTAGATTTACCAGGAAATAATAATGGTTTATCTGATGCAGGAACATTACAGAAGAAGACTGATCTAACAACTATTGTTCAAGCGATTGCTGATGATCTTGAAGATGGTGGTAATGCAAAAATTGTAGAGACAGCAAACTTCTATCTCGCAAATAATAACGAGATAAGACGAGTTCGTTTACAAGTTGTTCAGTCAATATATGCTCATGATCGTCTTGCAGTTTACATTAAAGAAGCAATTACAGGAGACTTAACCTATGACAACACAAATGATATTATTACAGGTGACTGGGATATTACTGGCAATAACGTTTCTACTTACTTTGATGCTGTTAAGACTGAGGTTGACAATCTTATCACGACGATCAATGACATGATTGCACCTACCGATAATGATTTTGATATCGGTGGAGATAGATTATACTTTAATAGACAATACATTGTAGAAGAAGCAACTGGTTTAACATCATCAGAATTTAACTACACTCTTAATGGTGTATCTTATACTGCGTTTAGTTATCCTGGTACTGGAAGAACAGAAGTAGTAGTTCAAAATAATTTAAAAGATATCTTACTTGCTATGATATCTGACTTACAAACTGGTGGTCAAAATAGCACAATAACTGCTATGGAGACATATCTCAATGCTAGTTTACAAATTCAAACTATAGAAGATGAATTGCTTGCGTTTATATTTGCTATAGAACAAGTTGGAGTTATTGGTGAGCACGCACTTAATAATATACTTCAAGATTTCAATAGTGGATTTACTTTACCAACTGGATACGCTGCGACAAAGACTGATGAAACTGCAATTAGAGATTCCGAATCACCAACTACCATTTCTACTGTAATTACTAGATTTAGAGAGTTAATTAAAATTGCAGTTAACTTCTTATCACCTGCTAAACTTGCAGGTAGAAGTGCTGCTAAACATGTTCTTTACAACTACAACTATTATAAGGAAGAAATTACTAATCAGGTCAACTCACAATTTGGTACTGGTCAGTGGGTATACGATGAATTCCTTACAAATATCACTGATGATATGGTGCATGATATTGTTGCAACTGATCTTACAGATAAGACAACTGCATACGAGATCACATTAACAAGTAATATTGGAAATTACACAGTTGGTGAAGTGATACATTCAAGTAATGGTGCTTATGCAAAAGTATTAGAATGGAATGAAGATACAACATTCTTAGTTGTTGCTCCATTTGTAGGAACACAATGGGCAAATGGTAATACTATTGTTGGTAGAACATCCAAGGCAGTGGGTGTAGTCAATACAGTTGGTGCAGGTTATGACTGGTATAACAAACCAACAAATGTACAAACTATTGCACATGCTAGAACATTAACATCTAATATCACTGGTCAGATTGCAGGTGCAAACTTATTCAGTAATCCAGAGGCAATTGCAAGTGATTGGACTGCAACTGAAGCAACCATTACAAATAACTCAATTGCTGCTCCCGATCTTACAATTACTTCTGAGAAAATTGTACCAAGCACTAATCTTGCACTTCATACACTTAGCAGAGATTTCAGTCTGACTGCTTTTGAAACCTTTGACTCTGGTGTAGTTAAATTTGACACTACTAACGAGTCATTTGACACTGGTTCAATTTCTGCAGATGCAAATCAGACATTTACATTCTCAGCATTTATCAAGGCAGGTGGATATACATCAGTTCGTTTCCAAATGTCACTTGATGAAGGAACCTCTGCTGTACAAAGAATCTTCTTTGATCTTAACTTAAGTACAGGAACTATTGGTTCTGTGTTCACACCTCAGGGTGGTATGAGTAATGATAGTGCAGGGGTAGTTCCTCTAGGTAATGGTTGGTATAGAGCATTTATTACAACTACATTCTCCTTTGGTTTCGCAACATTACAAAATAAGATCATTATTAATAATGCATCTGGTTCTCAAAACTATGCAGGTAATGGTACAGATGGTATTTACGTCTGGGGTGTTAAACTTACTAAGAGTCCACTTGATCCTTATCAATCTGGTGATGGTACAGTATTCTACTCTGATAATGAATACAACATTAAGCAATATGCATTGAATACACTTCAAACATACATGCAAGCAGCACTTGATAATACACTTACAGAACCTTCACCTAATGCAGGATTCTATAAGTTCTATGATTCAACTGAAGCTGCAAATTATAATACAAAATCAATGAGTAGAATTATAAGATCTAACATTGATATTATTAGAAATCAAATTAAGACAGGAACCTACTATACACAAATTACATCTCAGAATGGTATTTCTGTTCCTACTAAACTATATGGAACAAGATCTCTACCAGTTGCTCTTGGTGGTGGATTAAACAATGCCGACTACATGTATGGTTTATCAAGTAATGTATATGGTGAACTTGAATCTATCGCAGAAAACTCAGGTAAGATTGTTCAGGTATATCAAAGATTTAGAATTGATGGTGATATAACAGATGGTCCTTACACTATGAACGAGACTGTACAGAAACAAGGTAATGCTTCTATCAATGGTGTCGTTTACGGATTCTTTGAAGATGCAAACTATAAGTATCTTGATGTTAAGGTGACTGCAGGTCCTTGGGCAATTACTGATAATGTTGTTGGTGCAAATAACTCTACAACTGCTCAAATAAGTGCAATCGAGAGTCGTATTCATATTATTGACTTACAAGGTGATTTTACAGATAATATTCCATTCAAGGGTTATACATCTGGAAATACTGCACAACCTGCAGGAGCTTTCTTAAAGAACGAAGCTGCTGTCACAGATAATACTGGTGGTACATTGACTGTTGATACTGCAACCTTAAATGGAACATTTGAAACTAACTCTGTTGTTTATCCTGAGGCATCTAGACAATTCCTTGATGTTATTAAATATGATGGATTAGAACTTAAAGTTGGTGCTAAGATTGCATCTACTGGAAATGTAAGATTTGGTATTAGTATTATATCCAGTCTTGCTACATTCCAAGTTGGTAATAGACTTTATAAGATTGCTAATGGTACTCAAGATTTGAATACTTACGCAATAATCACTGGTGTAGATATTGGAAATAACTTTATCTACGCACAAGAGTTCCAAGGAACATTAACAAATGGTGATCAAGTTGGTGATTATGGAGTAGGAAGTTTCCCACAAGGTTATGCAAATATTACAACTAAGGTGGTGACTGCAGGTTCTGCTTCTGCTACTGTTCAAGATGTCAAAACTGTTGGTACTTTGAAGAGAGTATATCTAAGTGATGTTGCAGGTGTATTTGATGCCAATGATGCTATTAAGAGTATTGATAACTATAAAGCAGCAATCTCTGCTAAGGGTGATCTTAAAGCACGTGTTAAGAGATCATTCAAAGGATTTGATGGTGTTCAAACAACCTTTGATTTATCTCAGAATAATGGTACAACGTATCTACCAGATCCTGCAGGACATCTACTAATATTCATCAATGGTATTCTACAACCACCAGGTGCTACAAACGCATATACAGCGTTCTCTAATCAGATTCAATTTACTGAAGCACCTGAGTTAGGAGCATCATTTACAGGATTCTATGTTGGTAAACTTAGACAGTTAGATGATATATCATTTGAGTTTGATTCATTACGTCAGTCATTCAACTTGAAACGTAATGAGGTATTCTACTCATTGACATTGACTGATGGTGTACAGTCATCATCAATTAGACCAGAGAACAATATTATTTGTTCATTGAATGGTGTTATACAGGAACCTGGTATTGGTTTTGAGATTGTTGGTTCTAGAATTATATTCTCAGAGATACCTCGTGTAGGATCTACATTTGTTGCGTTCTCATACGTTGGTTCTGAAGCAGACGTAGACGCTGCTGAGATTGTACCTCCTGTAGAACCAGGCGATGATATTAGAATACAGGGTGAGACTGAAGATAGAACAGTTGCTGTTATTGAATCTTCCAACTCATTAATTACATTTGATTATCTTGGATCTGTATTTGGTCAAGACGCAGTTGCAACTGCAGCACTAACGACTGGATTTATTAAACAGGTACAAGTCACTGGTGGTGGTTCTGGATATACTACAAGACCAACTGTAAGGGTTGACTCTATATCTGGTTTTGAGGGTAATATTAGAGCACTGGTTGGTGTTGGTGGAGTGACCTTAAGTAATACAGGTACTGGATATCAAAATCCAGACATCGCAGTTGAAACTTCCGTTCCAGATGATTGGACTGCACCAGATTTAAGTCAATATGGTGAAGAAGTAGTAGACCCTGAGATAATCACATAAATAACTTATAGCAAAAAAACCTCTAAAAAGATGGCAAAACAAGCACTAGATCTTGGTACAGTAGCAAACGATAACACAGGTGATACCCTGAGAGCTGGTGGCGACAAGATAAATGATAATTTTAACGAATTATATACTGCCTTAGGAAATGGTACAACATTAACAGTAAATACTACTAACCCTGCATCTGGTCAGGTATTACGTTATGATGGATCATCTTTTATCCCCTCTGATTACTCAAACCTTACATCTGCCCTTAATGTAAATGGAAATTCTATCGTATCCTCAAGTAATGGAAACATTGCTCTCGCTCCCAACGGAACTGGAAGTCTTACTATTGGTCATGGTTCCATTACTAGCACTTTCTCTGGCACTGATGGCTCAGTTAACTTACCGACGACAGTAAAATATAAAAACGAATATGCTTCTCTTGCTGCTGCTCCTGCTGCAGCATCATATGGAGGATATTTTTTCACAGTAGATGGTGACGATAATCCATACGTAAACATTAATATAACTGCAGGTGGTGTAGGAGATACAAGAGCAAAACTTTTAACAGAATATTCGGGTATAGATGCTCTTGCAAACGTTGATGTCACAACTACTGCACCAAATTTAAACCAAACTCTAAAATGGAATGGAACTAACTGGGTTCCTGCTGATGATAACGCAGGTGTTAGTTCTGTTAACTTATTTGCTACAGTTGCAGGTGATTCAGGATCTACAACTGCTGACAGTCAGACTGATACATTAACAATCGCAGGTGGAACAAATATTACCACTGCAGTTTCAGGAGATACAGTCACAGTCAACTTCTCTGGTACTTTAACTACTACGTTAGCAGCTTTAACTGATACTAACACAGCTGGTATAACTCAGGGTGATTCATTATTCTATAATGGATCTTCATGGGTGGTCACAAGAAGTCCTATAATATGGTATGAAATAGGTGCACCTGTAGAAGATGCAAGTAGTGATTTCTTAATATCAGGTCCTGGTCTTTCAGGAGAAGTTAGAGACCCAACATTATATGTGCATAGAGGTTTCACTTATGCATTTGATAATAGTGTTGAGGGTGGTGGACACCCATTTAGGATTCAGTCATCTCAAGGATTGACTGGTACTCCTTACACTACTGGTCAATCTGGTAGTGGAACTACTATATTATATTGGACTGTTCCTTTGGACGCTCCTTCTACGCTGTATTATCAGTGTACTCTCCATGCTGCAATGCAAGGAACTATAAACGTAGTGAGTTAGTAAATGGCAAGAACCGTTCCTGGTACTGGTGCCGACATTGAACCTATTTTTGACGAAGTATTTGGTGTACGTGCGGTAAGAGTTGTAAATGGTGGATCTGGATATACACAGGCAGACCCACCACGACTCACTGTGACTGGTTGTGGAACTCCAACACGAGAAGCAATATTATATCCAATAATAGATGAAGACTCAGGACAGATTATTCACGTTCGTGTTCTTGATAGAGGTTTAGGTTATGATCCATTAAGAGTACAAATTATTCCTGAACAGGAAACTCCTAATGTTGTAAATTCTTTTAATTTTACAAGGAT